TCCGTCGAAGAAATGGTGTTGCCGTCGAACTGGATGTTGTCCACAGAAACGGACTGCGTACCAACCTTGAGGGCTGTCGCCACGCCAGTACCGCCGTAGACAACTTTTTCCGTCGCCGCAGGACCATCGTCGACATGGAGGAGTTGGTCGAACGTCGCGCTGATATTTGAGCCCGTTAGGTTTATGGGCATGGGCGGGGTCCTCTCGTAAGGTGAGGCAGGCCCCGAAGGGCCTGCTCATTAGCTCGGGGTTACGGCGTTTGTACCATCAGCATCGACCCAAGTTGAGTTGGCGTTTGCGCCAGTCGCAACCTTGAGCTTGCTGTTGGTCACATCGAACACGACGGTTCCGGCAACCTTGCCAGTCGTGTTCACCGCATTAGCGATAGCCGCGATATTTGCCGCTGTCGCCGTGCGAAGCTGGATGTAGCCAGCCGTCGCAACTACGTTACCGGTCAACGTACCTGCAAGGGTACCGCCCGTCACCGTCACGTTGTAGAGCGTACCACCGTTAATAGTGGCATTGTCCTGCGTTACTCCGCGATAGACACCCATCTTAGCCTCCTGAGTTGGGGGTGGGGGCCGAAGCCCCCACCATTAGTTACAGTCAGCCACGATGGCCCAGACCTTCATCACCGCCGTATCCGCCGCGTTCACGGTCGTCACGTCGATAGTGTCGGCAGCACCGTAGTACTTACCGAACCCGAAGGCAGGGGATAGCGTGTTCGGGGCACCTTCAACCAGCGTAACCGTCGTGGACGAGTAGCCAGCTGCGGTGTTGGCGTTCACACCATCGAGGAAGCCATCCGGGTCAACCCCGTCGCCCACGTCGATAGTCAGCGTGCCGCCCTCGGCGGTGGTCACGTCCAGACCGACAGCCAGAACTTGCGTCTTAGCTGGAATCTGGATGACCTCGAGTACGTCACCCCCCGTTAACGCAGTGGCACCAGCGGCAGCACGTGCTGCCGTGATGGCTGCGAAGTCGAGTTCTACTTCGAGCTTCAGGACCGCACCGATACCCTTGGCGGGGTAGGCGGCAACGCCTTTGTTGAAGCCCAGCGAGTCAGTGTAAGTAGTCATGCGTCATCCCTCCTTACGAGAACGAAATGACGGCCTGAGCAAGAGCTTCCGGCTTCACAACTTTGTAGCCGTAGACTTGCAGACCGCGAACGATGTTGCCGAAGGTCGACTCGGAGCGGATGGTTTCCATCTCGGTCATCTGAGACGCGAAGGTGAAACCCATCTTGTGGCCAGCGATGAGGCTGTACTTACCGCTCGATACGTTCAGGTTGTGCGACACGTAGACCGTGAAACGGTCGATCATGCCGAGACGCCCATTACGTAGGACCGAAGTGCCATCGCCAGAGAGCGATGCGTCCTTGAGTTCCGACTTCTTGATGAGGTTAGCCAGCTTCGCCGGAATAACAACATAGCGGTCAGATTCAGGAACGTTTGCTTCGTCCAGAACAGTGCCCATGTCGACAAGCAGATCGACAACAGCAGTGGTCGAGGACGCACCGTCCTTGGTGACGACCAGCGGTGAGCCGGTAGTGCCAAGGTTGAACGAGGCCGACTGCTCGCCTGCGGTTGCACCTTTGTTGGTGGCCGCAATGTCGGGCAACATATCGGTCAACACGCGCTGGTCGATCTTGATCTTCATACGCTCAGAAGCGTCTTTGGACCAAGTGTCCATGAGGTTGATATCCGACTGGATGCGATCAACATCGTCCTCAACGCAGGCGAAGTACTCGCCCTTGTCGATGACAAGCTGCAGCTTCGGCTTGTCAGGGTTTTCAACGGTCAGAGTTTGACCTTTGACGTAATCCCGAATGGTGATTTCCGGGGTGGTACGGATGTTAACCGTATCACCGAAAGAGCGGATTTCACCTTCGTAATCGGTGTTCGAGATCGCGGACAGCACGGTGGCGTCGTAGAAATTCTCGATCAGTTTACCCGACCAAATTTCGGGGATGAAGTTGCCGCTGTAGTTGGGGCGGCCACCCGATACGGGGTAGGACATGATTTATCTCCTGTGGATCATGCAGTGACTATGCGACCTTCCCGCTGTGCAGCGAAAATGTCACGTTCGATGCGGTCACGCTCATCTTCCCGCCCTTTATACTTCCCCTTCTGCACATCAGTGAAGAAGTTTTTGATGTCATCAGAGGAGTATGTCTTGGGTTCGCCTGCGGCGCGAGATGTCCCAGAGCGTCCACGCCCCGGGGCCACCTGCTTCTCAAGCTGAGAAGGCTGAGCCGTCCGATTAGTCTGAGCATCCGGTACACCAGACAACCCTTTCCAAGCGGAGAAGAAATTCGCCACCCGACGGACATCCAGACTACGCTGAGCGTCATCCAGATAGGTCTGGCGCGGAATACCCGTGAGCGGATCGACTTCCAACAGCCACGACTGGAAGTCGCGGTTGGTGTTTACGTCCTGCCAGTCAGGTACAGCCGTCTGTAGGTCCGCCCAAAACCGCTGTTCCTCTGACACGGCATGGCTCCGCGAAAGCTGGTGGACCTGAGGGACCACGGTGCCTTGCATCTGCCGCACCAAATGCCTGAGTTCGTTGATCTCGGAGTCCTTAGAGGACATCTCCTCGCGGAAAACTCTCCGCATTACATCGATTGAGTCGCCGTAATCTTCCACGTCTTGCGCGGTAACGAGCTTTTCCATGGGAGCCTGTGGCTTCACAGGCGCGGCATTCATCGAAGCGATCAACTGTTCAAGCTGCTGAACACGGTTGGTAAGCTCACGCCTATCAGCGTGAAGCCGGGGAACCTCGGCGTTGTACATACCCTGCAGGGTCTTGTACTTCTGCTCAAGGGTCTTCTCAGTCTTGTCGCCTTCAGGCTGCTCTTTTGCCGTGGGCGCGGGTGCTTCCTTCGCTACACTGTCGGCGTTTCTGCCCTGTGATACATCCTCAACACCTTCCTGTTCAGGTTCGGTCGTATCGACCGCCTGTCCATTCTCTGCGTTGAGTTCTTCGTACAGTTTGTTAACTGCCTCAGACTGTTTGCGAACTTGCGCTGGTAGTGCCATAGTGAACGCTCCTATCGGTGTGCGTAATCAACAGCTATCCATGTTTGGATTCTGCCGCGAGGTCAGGGGATTTTTCCATAAGATCACGAAGCTCTTTCAGAACCTGACACCGCCCCTGTGCAAGTGCCACGTTCTGACCAACACTGGGTAGCTGCTCCATCTCATGGCGACACCAACCGTCGATCCACTGATGGACCTCGGGAAACTGGCGCACCGTCAGAGCTAGAGCTTTGACTACTCTGGGGTCAGGGCGCTTCATCCTGCACCCCCAGTGTCACGATTCATCACGGTGTTTGCCTGCTGCCCGCCCATAGGCATACCGCCCGGTAGGGTGGGCGTCGGCGCACCGGCTTGTTGTCCGCCCTGCGTAGCCTGCATGGCCGCAACCTGCGCGGCCAGTTTCTGCTCGTGGGACATCTTCTCCCGCGACGGGATGATCTCATCGACCGGCATCTGCAGGCCCTTGGCGACTTCGCGCAGGATAGCCGCACGCCCGGTGGGACCCATGATCTCGATGTCGATGGGGTTGGCCGTGGCGTTGAGGAACTCGACGCGGCGGATGTTGACCGTCTCCTTGACCGCGAGGTTGATCGCCCCGCGTGGCACGATCTCCACGTCGCCCTTAATCGACTCGTCGGGATCGTAGCGCATGTTGTAGACGAACTGCCGCTTGACCACGGGGTGAATGATGTCGTTGTCGATGTGCATCACCACCTGCCGGATACCCTTGCCCGCCGACCCCATCAGCATGGACAAGCCCGAGGCTGTGCGCCCGGCCCCCTGCACGTTGGTGTCGCCGTAGATGTAGGCCGGTATGCCGCTGTGGTCGTCCGCCATCCGCGAGAACCGGTCGTAGACGCCCATCAACTCGTTGGCACGTGAATCCGGCTGCGAGAAGCGCACGGCAGGCGCACTCGACCCGAGCGGGTCGTTCATCGTCTGCCAGATTTTCCACGGGTGAAGCTGGGTGATGTCCTCGTTGGGCGGGATGCGCTCGAGGTTGACCTCGACCTGCGGGCCGGAGGCGATGGCCATGTTGTTCACGAGCGCCCGGGCTGCCGCGTTACAGATATTTTGGACATCTTCGATGATCTCGGGGATGCCCTTGCCCCAGAATGCCCCGGGCTGCTTGATGAAGCTCGTCTTGGCATAGGGCTTTTCGCCCAGCGGGTCGTAGTTCAGCACCGCCTTGATGACGTAGTTCCCCACGACCCAGACATTGGCGTCGTACTCCCGCGCCGCATCCGGCACTTCCTCGTCGCTCAGGCCCCACTCGCGGAGCATCTCGCCGTTGACCTTGCCCCAGAACTCCAGAGCATCGAACATGTCGGTCGGACGCATCTCGGTGTAGTACAGCCGCTCCTGCTCGTCCTTCCCCTCAAGCCCCTCGCTGATCCACGACTGCCCGTTGCCGATCTCCAGCACTTTGCGGATAGCCTCGTCGTCGTAGCCCGGCACACCGATCAGGTCCGCCAGTTCCATCCGGCTCATGTGGTGGTGCTCGAAGACATACCCGTCGTCGATGTGCCGGATGCCCGGCTCTGGGTACATGCGGAAGGGATCGACCCGCTCAAACTCCGGCCCAAGCCGCTCTGTGGCCTCGACGACCGTGGTCCCGTTGACCTTGTTATACCCCAGCACCCGCTGGCGGCGCACCACTGGCCCCTTCACAAAGGCAGCCGGGAAGGTCACGAGGTCAGTGATGAACTCGTTGAACGCCTCAGACCACCCGCCCTGCTCGAACTGATCCTCGATCTTGTACTTCATCTTGTCGGCGCGGTTCTGCGCCTCCTGCAGCACCCGGAACCGGTAGTCCTGCGCGACCATCTCGCGTAGTTCGGTCATCTCCTCCACCGTAGGGGCCTGCCCCCGCGACTGAAGCATCTCGACAACCTTGGCCCCGAACGCCTGTTCGATCTCGGTGTCAGTGTCCGGTGACAGGTCAGGGATGGTCGTCGGGTTCAAATCCCACGGCGGCATCCCTTGGTCGAGCATGATGTCCCGCAGCCAACTCTCAGCGGCCCGGCACTTCACCTCGGTAATCATCATATAGACCTCGGAACCACCTTGGTTCCTGATCTGACTCATCTTGTCCGCTTCGTACTCACCGTTGCGCTGCCGCATGGCGCGCAACATGATGTCTTCGATGGGCTTCTTGGCGATGCGTGCGGCGTCCCAGCACTCGCGCAGATACGCCGTCAGGCCGAGGATGAGAGGGGTGTTCTGCCGTGCCTGTAGCTCACGATCAATCCGCTCACGTTCCTGCCGGTCGAGAGCTTCATTATTAACTACGCGAAGAATTGTCAGGCCAGCCATTGGGTACCTCTCAGGTGTAATATACACACCAACCTATTTCACGGCAAGCCAAAGAAAAAACCCCGCCGGGGGAGGACCGGCGGGGCAAGTCAGTCGTATCGAGCAAGTTCCAACGAGTAGCGTTGAGACCTTGTGACACGAGTTGCATACTATGTCCAGCCGAGGGATGCAACAGGTTTTACCTCCCTCCGCTGTATCATGTGCTGCCCCTCCCCTGCGGACGCTATATGTAGCATCAGGTACTGAAGTGCTTCGGCCACGTGGCTGTGTTTGTTCTTGTCGATCCCGCCGTTCTTGTCGAACCGGTAGCCGCCCATCATGGCAGCCTTGAGCCGCGTGCAGCGTGGGTCGAGCAGAAACGCAGGGTCGCCGTCCACCTGCCGCATGAGGTAGTCGTCCACGGCGTTGATCCGCGCACTGACCTTGTTGGTCTTGGCCGGGATGACCCGCAGCCCCTCGGCCTTGATGATGTCCACTGCCGACCGCTCGTCGGTCTGCGCCCGCTGCACACCCGCCGGGTCCACCACGATGAGGACCGGCGCACCGGAGAAGCGTTCATATAGCAGGGGTTTGAGCATCGTGCGGACGAAGCGTTGAATCCCCATGTCGAAGCTCACAAGCTCGTCGAGAACCAAGGCCCGCCCGCGAGGGTCCTGTTGCCCCAGAACCGCCGCCGGGGTCAAGCCCAAGTCGACCCCCACGATGAGTGGCCGCACCCCATTCAGCAGTGGTCTGAGCGTCTGGCTGGCCATGTGGTAATCCGGGCGGAAGTACTGGTAGACCGGTTGCCCGTTGCTGCTCAGCCCGTACTCTCCGTCGATGAAGACCCGGATGTACTCCTCCGAGCGACCCTGTGTGTCGTAGTACCCATCCGGCAGGTTCTCGATGTTCTCGGCGTAGACGCTCCGCCCCGAGGGTTGCTTGAACACATCCCACCCGTTGTTGTTCGGTGAGACGCCGTCCTTGGGGTCGAGGCGTTCGAGTTGGTAGTACCACCATGTGTCCATGGTTGGCGGGTTGGTATCCCCCCACATTCCGAACCACGTCGGTCCACCGTCCTTGGAGGACGGGAATCGCCCAATACGTTTCGACATGGCGTCGACGATCTCGGGGTGGATGTCCCTGCACTCGTTGAACCACGCGAACGTAAGCTCCAGCGAGTTGAGGTTGGCCACGTCGTCGGCGTCGTCCAGCGCCCGGAACATGATCTCGCACTCGATGTCGCCCACCTCGAAGAAGTAGGTCTTGGTGGTGCGCATGTACCGCCCACACACCCCCGGCGGGAACCAGTCGAGGAACGTCTTGATTGTCGTGTCCTGAAGTTGGCGTGCCGTCTCACGGACGATAGCCGCCCGCGTCCTGCGCTTGCCGGTATTGGCATCTGGCTCCTGCAGCGCCGCCCGGCGGATGATCTCGAAGCTGCATGACACGGACTTGCCCGAGTTATGATGGATCGCCCCATCCACCGTAACGTAGTTGTTTGTGTCAAGTACCTGCATGTCCCAGTAAGACCGCTTGACGGCCTCCCGGGTAACCGATACGATGGCCCCGTCGGATATGGAGGGAATGTCCAATGGGTGAGAACACGAAGAAGATTGTGGCTCTGGCAGACGGCACTCGTACGTCTGCGGAGATAGCCGGGCTTGTTGGTCTGACACCACGCTATGTCCGTAAGGTCCTGCTAAGGCTAGACCTTCCACGCCGGGGAGAAGGCGCACAACCGGGTGCAGCAAACCATCAATACAAGACAGGGCGGCGTATAGACTTTGACGGGTACGTTCTTGTAACCGCCCCATCAGACCACCCCTACGCCCGCCAGCGGACCAATCGCGCCGGTAAGCTGATTTATGAACATCGTCTGGTGATTGAACAAAAGCTAGGTCGGTACCTTCTTCCCGAAGAAGTTGTAGACCACGTTGACGGGCTGACTCTGCATAACGCACCAGACAATCTACGGCTGTTCTCGTCGAACGCGGAGCATCTTGCAGCGACAACGGTTGGCCGCACAAAACTTTGGTCAGCGCAGGGATATCAGAACATAGGGACAAGGACTGACCGGGGCAAAGTGATCCAACAGGTAGATAGCTATGGTCAGCGGCGTAAGTCCGGTGATGTTCGTTTGCGGCAAATACTCCTTGCGGCGTTATCACTTGAAGCAGATAGTCCGTACCTTTTGGGAACGCACCACCACACCAAGAAAGCTGGAATCGACATGTCTTGTCGCTCCACGATACAACGCGCATTGGACGATCTATACGCCAGATGGGTATAGGCCCATACTCGGTAAGCACCAAAGTGTCGGGTGCAACGCACCCAACGGGGCCCATCAGCACGCGCATCTTCGCGTCCGACTCCATGAACTTCTGCCCGGTGGGCGGTGGGGTGTAGTCGATTTCCAGTGACATCAGTCGCACCCCATAACGATCTTATCACCCACGTACGTACTCCTTCACCAGCATCACCACGATTTCCCTCGGGCGTCCTTTTGGGCGTCTGTGCGTTCTGCCACGTGGGGGGACGATCTTCGTCCGGTACGAGTGGCCTTCGCTTTCAAGCGCAGCGCGTAGGTCTTCATGCTCTCGTAGCGTTTGGAGACGGACCGCCGGAGACCCTTCATAGTCGCTGTCAAAACATGTCAGGATCGAGTTCAATGGCTTCGCCCTCCACGTCCGCCGTGAGGGTCATGGGCGGCGCGTTGTTCCCGAAGTTGATGTTGATCTTCACCCCACCGGCGGCACCACCGGGGGCCTCGTCCGTCTTGGTCTCCAGCCCCGCCCACTTCACCGTGGATTTGATGAGGTCGGCCTTCACCGCCGGAGACACATCCGGGCTGTGGATCAATCCCCAAGACGTTGTGAGGAGCTCCTCGGCCTGTGCCCGGGCCTTGAGTTTGAAGGTCAGCCCCTTCTCGCGGATGTCGTCGCGGTAGTGATCCACCTTCTTGAGGAAGACCCTGTCCTTGTTGAACACCAGCAGGTCACTGGCCGTGATGCCGTGGCGCTGCTTGATCTCGTCGAGCGACTCCCCGCTGCCTTCCAGCGCGAGGGCCACGTCGAACGCGAGGCGGTCAGACCACTTCGTATGCTGGAGAGGGTATGTATCCATGGTGGGAAGATAGCGCGGGGATGGGGGGTCTGGCAAGTGGGCGGTGCGGGGAGTGAACAAAGTATACACGTTCCTTTTTTGGGGTCTTGCTTTGAGGGGTTGCCTATAAAAGGGGGCGGGGTCGGCAAGCCATGTCCATGTGCCCCCCTCCTCCCTGCCAAGCGGCGTTGCTCTACGTGACACGGCAATGCGTAAAACCCAACAAAACTAAGGAAAATTGACATTCTACGCGATCCGGTGTTTAGTTAATCCATCGAACGGCAAACGACACGCCGCCCGATACGGGGACCGGGCGCGGTTCACGGTCTTTGACATAGGGCTCGCAACCCACATGACATAGGAGAAAATTGTCATGGCTACTCTCAACCACCCGGTTACTTTCACCCTCAAAGTGACGGTCACAGGCATCGCGGACGCCCCGACAAATAAGGGCAATTACGGGATGCGCGGCGCGACAGTCGAAATCCTCGACGCAAGTATAGACGTCGACAACATCGGCGCGTTCGTTCCGGGCAATGGGAACAACTCTAATATCCTGATGTTCTTTGCCCCCGACGGCGTCAAGCGACCGACGGCCCCGGCAGCGGTAACGCTGCCCAAGGCCAAGGCCAAGGCCAAGGCGGCGGTAACGCTGCCCAAGGCCAAGGCCAAGGCTCCGGCGCAAGCCGAGCCTGACCTGCAGGCAATGATCGCCGCAGAAATCGCCAAGGCTTTCGCAGCGATGCAGAAGTAAAAACAGGCGGGGCGCGCAAGCGCCCTGCCCCCTACATCCCAGGAGAACGACATGACTATGCAAGAAATGGCACGCCAAGAAAACTTGGCAGTCCGAAACCATTGGCGTGCGGGTGCGTACGACCAGCCGCATGTGGAACGCGAAATCGCGGCCCGTATACCAGACAATTGGTACGGACCAGAGAAGACGCCGCGACCGTATACCCCACGGCCCGGCGCTATTGGTCAATGCCGCCGCAAGAAACCCTGCGGCTGCTCGACATGCAACTGACAAGCAGGGCGCGCAAGCGCCCTGCCCCCTACATCACAGGAGATAGATATGACACTGAAAGAGAAACAAGCTGAGCACGACGCCTTTATCAGCAGCATCGGCCAGAAAGAGGCCAAGCGATACCTCGCAGCGCGCGAACAACCGCCGACACGCGGCAACATCCGCGCAGCACTCGCCTCTGCCGCTCTCACAGCACTGGCACTCGTGATCTTCCAAGCACTCTAACCCCAACCCGCTCAGCACCACGCTGGGCGGGTTTTCTTTTGTCTGTTGCACAGCGGCTCGGCTTTAGTTTTTCGGTCGCTTCGCTCCCGCATACGTCGGGGGGAGTAGGCCACCTACAAAGCGCCGCCCCTACATAGGTATACATTTACATAACTATACACAGGAATGGGTTAGTATACGTGTATACTGAAACTATACACTCACAAAACTATCTATCTAAGTAAGTTTATTGTGTGATTTCAATGACTTACGGGTAAAAAAGGGCTAAGTGAACACGCATCTATCTAAGTACGAATACCCGCACTACTGTACAAACCTTACATGTATACTTAATAAAAACCCGTGTATCGTAATGCTATTTTTCGTAGTAAAACCAAGGGATTACCACGGGTGAGAGAGTGTGTTTAGTTACAGTATCTATATAATTTATCTATCTATCTACGAATTATACCCTTTTTCCTATGGCTCACTGGCGTTGTAGTTACTCACTACTACCACCAAAAAACATAGCGTGTATTGTTTCCCATAGATAGATAGATAGTTACCTAAAACGCGTGTATACTCCCTTTGAAATCAATGACTTACACCACTATACATGTTCAGTATGACTACTTACACCCTTAAAAAAGTAGATAGTTGCGTGTCCGGTTCCGGAAAAAATCGAGCAAAATCAACGGCTTAGCACGAAACTTGACAGGCTCGGCGGGCCGTGCGAAGGTGATTTCGCCGCCGGGATTGGCCCCGCTGGTATATAACTTAACACAAAACTGAGGTAACTAGACATGATCCTGTCTGTTCAGCCAACTAACTCGACCACCCCCTACTATAACATCCATCAGGTTATCCGTGACTACCGATCAGGTAAGCCTGTCCTTGTCCGTGGTTACTGCCACCTCTCTGGTCTTACCATCGACTGTTTCGAGGAACCCATCCTCCGCTCCATGGGCTATACCCATGTAGAGTTTCGTCTTGGGTCACAGTCTAAGGAAATGGCGCTGTGAGCTGGTGTAAACTTGCAGACCTGTTCCCCGAACAGGACCATCGTATACTTTCGGTCCGCCCTTATCGGCGGACCTACCTCCATCAGTCCGATGCTGGTTACGATTGGGCTTGTGGTCGTGAGTTCGTCATCACCACTGAGTCCAGCCCCTATTATAACCAAGTGGTAGCTGTAGATGAGAAGTGGCACCTCAAGAAGTATGGCTACACTCATGTCCATATCTTCTACAACATCAACTCAGTCCCTCTGGAGATTGCACTATGATTTCTCTCACCACTGAACAGCAAATCCGTGACGAGTGGCAGCGTAAGGCTGACCACATCAACCAGACCGCCTTTACCATCGAGATTGATGAGTACAGCTTGGAACAGACTGCCAAGGTTCTGGCTGTTATCAACCCCGGTCGATCATCTGTTGACCATATCAGGGACATGGTCCGGGCTAACATGATGGACGGTACTACGTCCCTTGGAACTGCTGGTTGGGAAGCCACTGGGTTCTACCCTGATCCTGATGACCGTAGTCGGATGATAGTCCAGCTGTCTGTCTCTGCCTACACAGTAGCTAAATACTTGGACATATGACTGTCGAAACAGGCCACCTTCACCGGTGGCCTGTCTGCGTTGGTTGGTTACCAACGTACTGATGAGACAAACCACTTAACAAGAAAGGTGAGCGAGATGAAAGTTGTGCGTCATATGGACAAGGATACTTTCAAGCAACTCTTGCAGGAAAAGAAAATACGACCTGCATCTTTGGAGGATGTGTGGGGCACACAGCATGACAGGCCGATCTATGCTCATCCTAACACGGGTCAACCATTCACAACTGTGGAATAACTGTAATCAACCCTCAAGGAGAACACCTATGTTTGGTAACAACGTCATCACCCCGAGCCGTATGCTGTCCTACACCTCTGCCCTCAGCAGGTGGTCCTCTATCAAGCCTATTCGTGGGCGGTCCCCTGAGACCCGTCCTCTGGCTCGTCGATCTAACGACAACCTGACTATTCGTCAGGACCCAACCACTGGTGACATCATCGTCCGGCTCTACCGGACCGATATCATCACCTACAAGAACGAGCCGGACACAGACCCTGACCTGCGTCCTATCGAACTCGAGCCCTACTCTTCCGTTACCACCAACCTTATCATCCACTCTATCCTTGCTCCCCATGTGTTCACTCAATGGGCTGATCGTCACCACTCCACCCCTGACCACATCACTGGGGTGAATGGGCGGTACTACAACACCCCTAGCTATGCCTTGATCCAACCCCAAGAGACAGGCTGGACACTGGTCGGTGGTGAGAAGCCCTTCGAGGTACCACGGATCAACCGTAAGGAGGCCAAGCAAGCCCTACGTGATACCAACTTCTACACCTTCCAGACATGGCTCAACACCCTGATCCGGCTGGACTTGGCCCCTATGTCGGCCCACTATCGCCGATCACCCTACGGTTG